GCCTTAAATACTTTTAATCCTACTTCCGGAGCAAATTTTGCGACCTATGTTACTCGTCTAATGAACAATACAATGCGCAATGAGTACAGAGCTTTAAAGGTTACTTCTGTGCAAAGAGATTGGTTCTTGGACGTGCAATGGGAGAGCGGTACTCCTAACGAGGAAGAGGATAATTTTAGTGCCTTCTATAACCACGCAGTGAACGAAGATTGGTCAGCTATTGACATTGCTAATTCTCTACCTACTTTGCCTTTGACGGATAATCAGTATGCCTACATCGAGTGCATTGTTAAAAATGGTTCGATAATGACAGACGCTGAAGTAGCTAGAGAAATCGGCGTAACACGAGCTTCCGTTCGTGCTATAAAAACATCGCTCGCTAAAAAATTGGATAATTTTTTATAGAGAGGTTTACCAAATGCACCTTTTTGGTGTATATTAAGGTATAAGGAAAACTTAAAACACTTTAAACCTTATAACACTTTAAACACTTTTTAAGGAGGACCGAATATGGGTCGAGTTAATATTAGCCAGTCTGGATCATTCAGTTCCGGAACGGCCAATGGATTTTTCAGTTTAGCAGATGATAGAGATTCTGCAGTCGTTACGTTCCTTTATGAGGACGAAGACGGCGAGGATATGGATTATTTTGTAGTCCATGAAGCAGAAGTCGACGGACGTCGTCGCTATATTAACTGTAATGCAATCAGTGAAGATGGTGAGAGCCTTCATCCTGAGGATTGTCCACTTTGCCAAGAAGGATATCCACGGATCGAAAAACTGTTCTTGCAACTTTATAACGGGAACACGGATCAAGTTGAAACATGGGATAGAGGTCGTAGCTATGTTTCTAAGATTGTAACGCTTATCAATAAATACGGACCTCTTGTAGGACAACCGTTCGAAATTGTTCGAAGTGGTAAAAAGGGTGATCAACGTACTACCTACGAGTTCTTCCCTGAAGATCCAGATCCGGAAGCTACTTTGGATGATTTCCCAGAAAAAAGTGAACTACTTGGTACCCTTATTTTAGATCTAAATGAAGATCAAATGTGGGATGTCGTTGACGGTAAATTTACTTTAGACGACAATAACCGAGGACGTTCAAATGGACGAGGAGGACGTTCAAATGGACGTTCGAACAATCCAACACCTCGTAGAGGTTCAAGTAGGGACACAGGTTCCAGTCGACAGGATAGCCGTCCTGCGGTAACACGTCGAGGTCCTTCGACTGCTAGTGGTCCTCGAACCAGAGGCGGTCGATTCTAACAACTAGGAAGCAGTAGCTTCCTTTTTAATTACAAAGAAAGGAAAATATATGGCGCAAAAAGGTCTGTTCGGTGTACGTTTACGGGAAGGTCGAAAAGGAGATCAAAAGATCTTATCCCAAAAGCGCAACCGAAAGGATTCAGTCGAACTAACTTACATTAGTGGGGACGCTTTGACAGACGCAATCACACGAGCGCGCAAAATGTCAAAACGAATATTGAAAGATGTACTTCCTAGATTAGAGCTAGTTACGGACGAAGATCGATTAGATGACTATATAGGAGCATGTATTGAAAATGGTATTGTAGCCTTGGACGTGGAGACGAACGGTAAGGATCCAATCCATGAAGACCTTGTAGGTGTCTGTCTATATACTGAGGGAGAAAAATCCATTTACGTTCCACTGAACCATCGAAGCAACTTAACGAAGCAGCGTATACGAGATCAAATTGATCCAAAGCTAATGAAAGAGTTCATTGAGGAGATGATTGAATGTGGAGTTCAGTTCGTGTACCATTTAGGTAAGTTCGATATCAATAGCATTTTCTGGCAATTAGGTATTCGCATGCCGGATCCGTTATGGGACACCTACATCGCATCCAACTTACTGAACGAAAACGAACCTCACTCACTGAAATTGCTTCATGCTAAGTACGTCAAAGAGGACGAGAACGCCGAAGTCGCTAAGTTCAATGACTTGTTCAAAGGAATACCTTTTAGTTTGATCCCACCTGACGTCGCTTATATGTACGCAGCTTTTGACCCTCTACAGACTTACGAGCTTTACAAGTTCCAAGAGCTATATCTTACTCCAGGAACCGAAGAATGTAAGTCATGTAATTTAGAACGAGTCAGTGAAGTCTATCAAAACATCGAACTTCCACTCATTAAGGTTTTGTTCGACATGGAGTCCTATGGTGTAGCCTTGGACGAGGAAAAGCTCGCGGAAATTAAAGCTGAGTTCGAACAAAAGATGGAGGAAGCCGAAGAGTTGTTCAATTATGAGGTAGCTAAGTACGCTCCGGAAATTGAAGATCTTCGCACTATTAACTTCCAACAATACCAAAAGCTAACGCTGAACGGTAAAGGGGAAGTGACTGTTTCGATCTCCAGTAGCACGCAGCTGGCGATCCTGTTCTACGACATTTTAGGTCTAAAGAGTAACGACGATCGAAGTCCTCGAGGAACAGGGGTCGACATTGTTAAAGCATGGGATATTCCTATCGCTAAAGCCTTGCTCCAGTATCGCAAGTACGCAAAATTGGTATCGACGTACATGACATTAGACGAGTATCTCGCTAAGCCTGACAATCGTGTTCACACTAATTTCAAACAGTACGGCGCTAAGACGGGACGTATGTCCAGTGAAGGACCTAACTTACAGAATATCCCATCACGTGGGGAGGGAGCAGTCGTTCGACAAATCTTTGCCGCAAGTCCTGGACACTATATCATCGGTAGTGACTATTCTCAACAGGAACCTCGTTCACTTGCCGAGTTAAGTGGAGATGAAAACATGATCCACGCTTATGAACAGAACTTGGACTTGTATGCCGTAATTGGTTCGAAATTGTATCATACTGAATATGAAAATTGCTTGGAGTTTAACCCTGACGGCTCCACAAACCCAGAAGGTAAGAAGCGCCGTAACAACGTCAAGTCCGTTCTTTTAGGTTTGATGTACGGACGTGGTGCGGCGAGTATCGCCGAACAAATGAACGTGAGCGTCAAAGAAGCCTCTAAAGTTATGGAAGACTTCTTCAAGCAATTTCCTAAAGTAGCCGATTACATTGTATTCGTTCAACAACATGCTATCGATTATGGCTACACGGAGACCGCTACAGGTCGACGCAGAAGACTCCCTGACATGAGCTTGCCTCAGTATACGTTCGAGTATATAGACGCAAGTAAGAACGAAAACTTCGACCCGCTAGACTTCGACGGAGACGCTGAAGGATCTACGGAAGTGCCTGAGTACATCATTGAGCAATATTGGGCGGAGTTGGATAGAGCTTGGGGGTTCAAAAAGCGTAACGAGATTAAATCACGTGCATTGGAAGAAGGTATTAAAATCCACGATAACGGCGGTAAGATAGCCGACGCTGAGCGTCAATGTTTAAACTCCGTTATCCAAGGAACCGCAGCGGACATGACTAAGTACGCAATGATTAAAGTTCACAATGATCCTGAACTGAAAGAACTTGGCTTCCATTTAATGATTCCAGTACACGATGAACTATTAGGTGAGGTACCTAAGGAGAACGCAAAACGAGGAGCGCAGCGATTGACGGAAGTTATGATTGAAGCCGCTAAGGATATTATTAGCTTGCCTATGAAATGTGACCCAAGTATCGTTGACCGTTGGTACGGACAGGAGATTGAACTATGATTGCTATCTTGTCGTGCGGTAAGAGTAAGAAACTTGTCCCGGCTAAAGCTATTGACATTTACATCGGTATCCTATTTCGACAGAAATTGAAGTATGTTCAAGTTTTCTATCCAAACGCTGATATATATATATTGAGCGCTAAGTATGGAATTATTCCAGCAGACTTAGTCATTGAACCTTATGATAAAATGGTACCACTACGGGAAGACGATTTCTTTAAAGAGTGGAGTCAAATGGTGACTGAACAACTTCAATCCTTTGACAAAACTGAGAACATTGTCTTTTTAGGTAATCAGCATTATTACAAACCTGTCGACAGTTACTTTGTAGGTCAAAAGCAGGCTCCACTTTTAGGACTAAAGCCTGGTCAACAACTTGCACGACTTACGGGAGAACTGAACGATTTACAAAATAAAAAGCAAAGGAAATTATTCTAATGAAAAAATTCTTAAACATTTACACAATCTTATATCTATTAGTAGGAATCTTCGGTACGCTTGTTACCGTTTGGTTCTTACCATTGAACATTGGACCTCTTACTGTACCGCCGTCAAGTTGGCTAATGGGATTTTCGTTCCTACTGATTACACTTATCCAAGACCATTACGGTCCTAAGGTATCCGGGAAAATGATTTGGATCCTATTGTTCCTTACTGCGTTACTATGTATCTCTTTGAACTATACGCTCATGCTTGTGCTAGCTAGTGGAGTTGCGTTCGTAGCTGGTCAGTACGTTACTAAGATCCTATATACATTCGGCGTTCGACGTTCATTAAGTTCGATGATGGGTTCCGTCATTGACGTAGGGATTTGGGTATTCCTTGGACTAAGTCCATTAGGTGTCAATACCGTTCCGTGGGATCTATACTTCCAAGCCGTATTAGGTCAAGTCCTTGTTCAGTTGATCCTACAAGGTATCGCCGGACAAATCTATGATCACTATTTTGAGTAAGGACAGACTTGTCCTTATTTTTTATTGAATCAGTGGTAAACAAAATGGCGAAATTTGGTGTATAATAAAGTATAGAGATTTTACACTCGTTTGACCTCTATGAATAAAAATAAACGGAGGACACCATGAAAAAAGTGGTTTTATTAAGTGGAGGAGTTGACTCCACTACCTGTCTATCACTAGCGGTCGCCCGGTACGGAGCGCACAATGTAACCGCATTGACCTTTCTGTACGGACAGAAGCATGCTAATGAATTAGACAACGCACGCAACGTCGCGAAGTTCTTAGATGTAGAACTTGTCGAAGCCTCAGTATCGCCTGAGATCTTCAAAGGTTCGAACTCTACTTTGCTACAGGGTAACGGAGAAATTTCCCATAAGTCTTACGCTGAGATTATCGAAGAAAATGGCGAAGGAACTGTCGATACCTATGTACCTTTTAGAAATGGACTTATGTTATCACAAGCCGCTGCGCTGGCGTACAGTCGCGGAGCCGATGAAGTTTGGTACGGTGCTCATAGTGATGACGCTGCGGGTTCGGCTTACCCAGATTGTACGCCAGCGTTTTACGAAGCAATGGATGAAGCTATCTATCAAGGAACAGGACACAAGGTTCATCTTTTAGCTCCATTATTGAACTTTAATAAAGCGCAAGTCGTAGCCGCTGGACTAAAAGTTGAGGCTCCTTACGGACTAACTCGATCATGTTACGAGGGACACGAAAAGGCTTGTGGTCTTTGTGCTACATGTATTGACCGTTTGAACGCATTTAAAATCAACGGTATTGAAGATCCTATTGAATATGAAGTAAGGGAGATTTGAAAAATGAAAGTATCTAAAACATTATCTTTTGACGCAGCGCATCAACTTGTCGGTCACTTTGGTAAGTGCGCCAACTTGCATGGACATACCTACAAGGTCGAAATTTCTTTAGCCGGGGAAAATATCCCAGAAGGTTCAAGTCAGGGAATGGTCGTTGACTTCTACCATGTCAAACAAGTTGCAGGTAAGTTCATTGACCGTTTGGATCACGCTACCTTGCTACAAGGAAATGAACCAATCGCCTTAGCTAATGCTGTGGACACTAAGCGAGTTCTTTTTGGATTTAGAACGACCGCTGAAAATATGTCCCGCTTCCTTACTTGGACACTTACGCAGCTCATGTGGAAGTATGCTCGTATTGACTCCATCAAACTATGGGAGACGCCAACAGGTTGCGCAGAGTGTACCTACTACGAAATCTTCACTGAGGAAGAAATCGCGCTCTATAAAAATGTAACGTTCATTGACAAGGACGAAGTTATTACCGTCCAAGACATTTTAGACAAGGAGCAGGATAATGCCTAATCAGTACAATCAACCCGAACGAGGTAAGATTAGAATCAATGTCCGCGATCCTGAAAAAATGCCTGTGATGGAAGTCTTCGGGCCTACAATCCAAGGCGAAGGAATGGTTATAGGTCAAAAGACAATTTTCATTCGAACTGGTGGATGTGACTACCATTGCAACTGGTGCGATTCTGCGTTCACTTGGAACGGTACTACTGAACCTGAATACATTACAGGAGAAGAAGCAGCGAACCGAATTTTAAAACTTGCCTTCAACGATAAGGGGGAACAAATCTGTAATCACGTTACGCTTACAGGTGGGAACCCTGCACTACTGAACGAACCTATGGCTCGTATGATTGATATCTTACACGAAAAGGGGTTCAAGTTTGGACTAGAGACGCAAGGAAC